GAGCAGACCAATCTATGTTTAACTTACCGATTCTTTCTATCAAAGACGATATTCTTGAAATCATAAAATCCCACATGGGTATTAAAAGACTTGATGCAAACGCCCATACGGACTTTGCAGTTTCCAAAAACTTATCCCACTTAGCTTTCAGACCATCTTTGCCGCCAACCTTATCGCTTAGTTCCTGAACTCTCTTGCTTAACCAATCATGCACAACAATCAATCTACTTTGTATAAAATCATGAACATTGGTCATAGTTTGCTGAACCTGCTTTATTGCATTATCCAATCCAACTTTACCGATATATGCTTCAACGAGTTTACCAACAGCTAATCCAATAGCACCAAATATGAGAGCCACTCCCACTGCAGGAGCAATTATAGATACGAAAGCAGCGATTAAAGGAATCATCAACCCTACCAACACCCCTATAGCAGCACTAAGAGCGGGTATATTAGATAGGAATTTATCCACAATCTCTGAAACCATAGGTCTCACTGCAGTTAAAGCTTCCCTGAACTTATCAGCACCCATTTTTAGATAATAGAATATCGACCCTTGTCTTATTTCTCCCTGATCAGTGAATCCTAATACTGAGAGAGCAAAACGCACAAACTCATCTCTTATATTCGACATGATACCTCCGAACGATTTAGATTGAGCATCCATTAGATTGAAAAATTTCCCACCTTCCCCGGTCATTGATTGAAATGCTTTTTCAATTTCGGGGAATCCTATCTTCCCATCACTAACCATTTCATATATTGCTGCTTCCGTAGTATTAAATTGTTTGGCTAATTCAGCAACAATAGGAATCCCTCTATTAGTAAACTGATAAATATCTCTTGAAAATGCCCGTCCTTGAGCTTTTAATGTACCGAACAAATAAACTAAATCCCCCAAAGGAATGCTTAACCCAGCAGATACATCTCCTAGCATTTTTGTAGTTTTCAAAACTGTTTCTTCTGCAAAACCATACGCTATTAATCTTTTAGTTCCATCGATAACCTGAGGTAAATCAAACGGAGTTTTGGTAGCAAAATCAGAGATATCTTTCAAAAGTTTTCCCGCTTTTTCCCCAGAACCCAGCATAGTTTCAAACGAAATTCTAGCTTGTTCGAAATCAGTTCCTACTTTTATAGCAGATTTAGCGACAAGCGCCATAGCTCCTGTAATAAGAGTAGCCCCTAATTTCGCATCACTTATTAAACCAGAAAACGCATCGCCGATTCCTTTAATCTTCTTCGATGCTTCATCCTTAGCAGAGATGACGATATCTAGTTGTCTTGATGCATCAGCCACGACTATATCCTTTCGGTTTAGAAATCTCGCTTACTCTGTTAGTATCTATTTTTTGTTTATTGTTTTCCTGCATCATAAAAATTAATATCTCCTCTATGAAGAAGGGAGGTTGCTTCTCAAATGTATAGTAGTCCCAACCCATGTGCTTACATATCGCATATCGAGTAAATTCCTCTGAATTAACGGTAGTTTGGTTTACCATTAACTCGATAGCGTCCTCCGTTACTTTTTTTTTCTTTCAGCCCCCATCGAGGATTTTGACGAGATCTCATTTATTTTATTGTAAAGAGCATCGCCATCAGACATCGGCAAGTTATAGACAAATTTCTTTGTATTCTCTATAGAATTACCTTCTTTATCTATAATCTTAACCAATAAACAATCAAGAACTGCTTCCTCCTGATCCATAGTAACCGCACCAGACATATCCTGAATCTCTGGCTTAGTAGGTTTCTCAGGGTCAATTTTCACTTTCATTTCCGCCATGACCGTTCTCTGTATCTTTCGATAATCCCCGGTTGTCATATTGGCATATAAAGTGACAACAGCACCCGATTCCTCGAGCTTCAAATCTTCTGTTGGTCTATCATAATCCATTTAATTTCTCCTAAAAAATTTATACAATCGAGAGGCGGGTAGAGTGACCATGTCCCGCCCCTCAATTCAATACTACCAGATTGTTAATAATCTGTAGCTTTTCCATTTCTTACAGTAGCTTCAACATATCCTGCTTGATCCTGATCCCACTCCGCCCTGTAGTTGCATGTTAATGCGAACAGGTCATCTAAACCAGTTTCAATGTCTATATCCTCAATGACCAGCTTTTTCAGAACGAATTTTAACTGTTCCGAATATCCAGCACCTAACGAAGCACCCGCCATTGTTACAACCATAGAATTCTTAGTGAGGTTGTAGTATTTATCCCTTTCAGTTATCGACTCAAAGAACAAGGTATACGACCCTGTAACCTCGATAGGACCTGTGGTAATAGTGTCAGGTTGGTTAGAACCCGATTTATAGTTCAACGCAAGGTTATTCGCTATAGCCATTTTGAAGTTATTCAACTTAGTTGCAGATGCAGCTTCCGCTACAGCCACGGTTGTTCCAAATCGAACCGACATATCTTTCCAAGTGAACAAAGTTCCGGATACAGTAGTCAAGGTCGGTGCAGTTACAGATGATGGAAATTTCGCCATCAATCCCGCACTAATGGTTGCAATACCATCATTCGTAACCTCAATTTCACAAGTGTCAACAGATGCATAAGTATACTGTTCCGTATCCACACCCTTATAATCCCAAAGAGTCGCAGAAGTAACAGCATTACCGGAAACTGTCGGATACATAGCATGGTCATGTACAGGAGGTGCAGAGTTTAACTGCGCTCTCACTTCCGAACCCAACGCCATTTTCAACAAATAACCGATATTAGTAGCATCTAAATACATTGTGACTGATCCCTCGCCCCATTTCTTACCCGCTACCGAGCTATGATCCTTTACTCTCGACGCACGAGCAGAAATATCCATTATAGGTTCATGATGACCCCTCAATGAATTTTCAGTAAATGGTATAAAGACATCAGGAGTTGATTCAGCCGATCCATTACTAGCTTCAACAGCCAATCCCAGATAGCCAAGTCTTCCAATTTTTTCAGCCATTCTAATTCACCACCTTTCAAAAAAATAATTAAGTCAACGAATCCACGACTGTCATACATTCTACATCGAATGTAGCAACACGAGTATCTCCGATAGGAGTTTCTTCATAATCAACCACCGCAGTGACCGGGTTAATCATCTTGACCATACCCGACAAAGTAGTGTCATTATCAAACGCAGTAGTTATCTCATCCGCAATCTCACGGATAATTCTCTCTGCTTTTTCATTTCCAAAACCAGTCTCAGTTCTCTCCTGAAAAATTCCAATATTAAAAGTAACCTGACGGATATTTCTTACAGTATCCCCAAACCTAGCAGTCGGATATCCTCCCCATGTTATAACAGCATAAGGATAGACGGTAGGAGCAGACGGATGATATTCATATACAGCTTTTAATCCACCGATTCCATTAAGTTTAGTTTTTATACCCGATGAGATGTTTGCTACATTATTACTCATTTACCTGCCAGTTCCTGAACGACTTCAAGAGCAAGTCGGTCATAAATTTTATGAATCTTTGCCTGATGCTATAAAATTTTTAGATAGCCTTTCAAATCAGGATCAAAAAATAATTATTGTTTAACAATCCTAGAAGGAAAATAAAAATTAACGAGTAATTTGGTAACTTTCTACCAATTCTTTAAGTTTTTGAGCTTTTTTATTTTGTTTAAATTTTCTGAATTTGACTCTATATTATCAATCAAATTTATAATTTCTATATACCCTAATTTTTCCACTTGTTTATTTTTATAAGCAATACCCACCCATTTAGCAACTTTACCTAAAGTCGAGTCACTTTTAGATAAACAATTTTTAACAGTTTCAATAATTTTATTGTCTAGTGGTTTTGCACTTCCAGGGTTTAGCATTAAAACAATACCAATACAATTTGACTCATTATTATTAAAAATAATCTTAGTATTTCCTCTTAATTCGTACTTGTTATCGCTCC